GGACTGGTGATACTACTGACTTCGGAGTTTCTTCATTATTCTCTATTGAGAATCCAAATAATTTAGCCATTTATACTATGGTGGACTATACCGTTCATAGTATTTAGTATAGCACAGATATTACCTTATGTCTGCTGCTTCTTTAGCACCTAATGCTTCAAAGTATTGTACTTGGAATTCAACAGTGAACTCTTCTATTGAGTCACCAGTTTCATATGAAAGTGCTATTTCAGATACATTCGTTGGGAATATATCAATAAACTTATAAGCTCTGAGAACATTTGCTGCTTCAGTTGGTCCTCTACCACTGACTCCACCTGATGGTGCGACAGAAGAAATAGTAGCTCCTCTTCCTAACTGATAAACAAATCCTTCTTTCATGTATGTACCAGGATTAGTTGCTCCTGTATTGTTATCAAGTTTAGAGATTCCATTACCCCATGCTTCAAAAGCAGTGCGGAGTCTGAAGTCCTCATCGTTAATAACAGTAATTGTCCAAGGATCGAAAGTTCTGTCTCCAGCAACCTTAAGAATACGTCCTCTAAAAGGAACATCTACAGGTGCTATGTTGGAAGCAGGCATATTCGCTGCCTTACACATGAAACGAAGAGTTGATTTATCAACGTTTCCGTAAATGCCACCATCAACATATGATGGCATATCTGGAATTGCTACTTCAAATAGATTAGGACGTGCGCCACCACCTCTAAGTGCTGACTTAAAGTTGGATATAGTCCTAACGGTTGGTGGGTTTGGGGCTGATGCCATTTTTAGTTACTCCTTAATTAAACTCTACCTGCGACTTCCTCGAAACTAACACCTGTGCGAGTAGCAACAAAGGTTAGTGCAACGAAGTTGATAGATTTGGCGGGCTTGAGGAAGATGTCTGCACGGAATTCATTATTATCAATGACATCTGGTGTGTTGTTTGTCTCGTCGCAAATTACCAAGAAGTCGTATAAACCTCTCTTACTTTGTACGTCACGTAGATATGGTTCTACAATGTTTACAAAGTTTGCACGGGTAATTTCGTCGTTAAACTCAAAGAGTTGAGCTTGTGCAGCTCCCTCTAATGCCTGCTCGACTGTAAGGAACAATCTTCTAACGTTAATTCTGTCAAACGCTGAGGCATAACCAAGGGCAGTTTTGTCTCCGAAGAGCATTATGCCAATACCAGGGCGGAATACAACAGGGTTGATTCGCTTGGTATACAGAGAATCTCTTTGTGCTGATGTTGGATTAAATGCCAACTTAGTAGCGTTGTTAAGAACACCACGCTGCTGTCCAGCAGGAGAGAACCAAGGATAGAACTCTCTGTTAGTTCTAACCATGAGTCCAGCAATGTCTCCGTTTGTTGGAACCCAACGGAACTCATTATTGAACCTATCAAACATATACTTATAACCACTATCTAAAATTAGATATGAAGATGAATTTGCTCCATCTAATGTGGCAATAACGTTTGATGTTTGTGTTGCACCGTTGGTAATGTTAACAACGTCTCCACGTTGTGGGCCACCTACGGCAACGCAATCTTTTCTTGTTTCGGCAATGTCTGCCAATTTGTTGATCTTAGCCTGTGATTCTGCTCTTGTGTCAGAACCAGGTCCAGCGATTAGGTAATCAACAGCAATCTCGTCTTTGGTTTGGAACTTATTGTAAGAAGTAATCAAAGCACCGAGTGTTGCAGCATATCCATTTGCAGCAGTGTAGTTGTTACCACCCTTAAGTGCATAAGTTGTAGCACCAATACCTGCAAAGTATGTCACATCTCCAGCATTCTGTCCCCACTGTGCATCAGCATTACTGATAGCAGAGAATTGAGTGCCACCGAATCCAGTGTTAACTGGTCCAGTAAGACGCATTGCGTCATATGCAACAGATGGATTGTATCCTGCAAATGTCTTCTCAGAGAAATCTGCGAGATAATTCTTGTACCATATCTTTTGTCCAGCATTTCCTGATGATTCAGCATCAACTGCTTTAGATAGTCCTAGATGCTTCTCAAGAACATTACCTTTGATTCCAGTTATGTTACCAGTATCATCAACAACAACAATGTGTAAAGCATCATTTCTAGCACCTCTATCAAGAGCGTACTGATTGCTTACTGGTTTCTGAGCAATTGACTTCCAATAAACAGTTGCGTTATCTAATTGGAGAGTTTGAGCATCGTACCAATCAGAAGCTGCAGTAGGAGTTAATGCACTACTACCAACTGTACCAGCAGGAATATTAGTGAATAAACTATCTGAAGTACTGAATGCATAGATACCACCTTCAGAGTAATCAACCTTAGTTTCAGTTGAACCACCACCAACTGTTTCTACACGAGAAACAATCTTAACATCGATGGTTGACTTACCACCAACAGCGTCAGTAGAAACACCAGTAATGATACCCTTAAGGTAACCTACAAAATCACTAGTAGTTCCTGCACCAGGAAGAACTGTACTTAGAGCAGCTGTTATACCATAACCAACGGTTACACCAGAACCTGCAAGACTTGTAGAACTTACTGTAAGTGTTTGATCAGCAAAGTCATCAATAAAACAAACTTTTAAATCCTTTGCCCACTGTCCAGGGTTCTTAGCAGCGTAATAGAAATCGGTAGCAGAAGTATAGTTAGCCTGATAATCGTCGTAACTCTTAATCTTTAATGTGGTTGTATTAGCAATACCAACACCAGCATTAGCGTTCTTAAGATCGTCATCATCTGTTCTAGCAACCTTAAGAATACCACCGTATGAAAGGAATGATGATGCAGTCATCCAGTACTCATACTGTGCATCTGTTCCTATCGGCTTTCCGAAAGTGTTTATTAAATCTTGTTCGTTCTCAACAGTGATCGGATCATCAACCGGTCCGATTTCAAAAGGACCAGCAATAGCACCGATATTATCGAGTACATTATCTGCCCTTCCGACTGTTAGATCAACTTCCCTGATTAATACACCAGGAGATACTAACTGAATAGCCATGCTTGTGTCCCTCTTAG